CCCATGAAGATCGCGGAGGTGACGCCGGAGCCGGCCACCAGCTTGGTGGCGGACTCGCCGGAGCCGGTCAGGTAGCGAGCCAGGACCAGCGTGGCGTTGTTCGGGCCGATGAGGTTGACCGGCGCCGCGATGGCGAAGGTGCCGGGGCTCAGACCGACGCGCATCCCGAAGGCGTTGTCGATGGCGGCCTGGATCTGGACGTTGTCGGCCGTGCCGTCGCAGACGTACGGCGCGGGGTCGAACGAGTCGGGGGCGTCGCTGGCCGCGACCCAGAGGGTGTCGGCCAGGGGGATCGGCGCACCGCCGGCGCCGTACTCGCCGTCGAGCTGCTTGATCAGCGTGGAGCCGACCGGCGCCGTGTCGATCGACTCGGCGTCGATACCGATCAGCGAGGAGAAGGCGATGTTCAGCGGGTTCGGGTTACCGCTGCCCAGCAGCTCGTCGACCTGGGTCTTCGTCGGCCCGAAGTAGGAGCCCAGGTTGGTCGAGGTGAGCAGGACCCGCGGGGAGCTGTTGATGGACGTCCACATCTCGTAGACGCCGTCCGGACCCCAGAAGATGGGCAGCTGGCCGGCCGCGGGGCCGTCCGGCGCGGTGCTGCCGTCGCTGGTCGTGATGTAGGTGGCCGGCTCCCCGTCATCGGTGAGCAGGTCGGTGATCGGGGCGGCGCCCGGGTCATCGCTCTCGTACATCAGGGCGTTGAAGCCCCCACCGGCGTGCAGGTCGCCGTCGGTGTCCTCGAACATGTAGACGTCCTGCGGGCCGCCTCCGAACCTCATGCGCGCCATGCGAGTGCCCCCTTCACTTGATCGGCCACGTCAGCGGTCCGAAGTGCACGAACTGGCCGGCCTTGAGCACCTCGTGGTCGAACAGCGTGATCGCGCCGTCCGTGTTGCTGGCGAAGACGCGGATCGGGAGGTTGCCGGACTGGCTGCCGTCGCCGTACTGGCCGAGGTCCGGCCGGTAGGCCTCGGGCAGCGTGCAGATCGGGATGTCCGTCCCCGGTGCCGCGTCGGCCAGGCCGTTCTTCCGGTATGCGATCCCCTGCACCATCACCCATCCGTTGCGGCGGGTGGCGTACACGTAGAACCGAGCGGGGTCCCAGCTGCCGTTGGCGGTGAACTGGTAGGACGGCGTGTCCTCGGCGAACAGGTGCCAGCGGTTCGACAGGCCGACGAACGAGCGGTTGGTGTCGTACTCGGTCCAGATGCCACCGGGCTTCACCGCGGGCCGGGCGAACGAGTGCCCGATCAGCTGCGCTGCGCCGAGCCAGTTTTCGTAGGCCGTGACGTCGCCGCTGGCGATGCTGGGCAGGTTACTGCCGGCGTTGTGCGCGACGCGGATCGAGGCCAGCGGGATCTCGTAGCGACCGGTCGAGCCGGTCTGCTGCGTGACGGCGGGGAGCGTCGGCACGGCGGCGGGGGTGCCCTTCAGCACCTGGACCCGCACGGTGAAGTTCGAGCGATCGAGCCGGAGCACGACCAGGTCGAGCCGCGGGTTACCGCTGGTGTTCGCGTCGAGCGACCGGACGATCCCGTCCGCGCCGGCCTCCCAGCGGAAGCCCCGGACGATGAACGCGCTGTTGGCCCGGACCTTGAACTGCCGGCCGGTCGAGTCCGCGTAGACCGCGGGGACGGTGAGCGAGTTGCCGGCGACATCGAGATCGATGCGGCCGTCCCCGGTCACCTTCGACATGAGCTGCTCGTAGGCGGCATCGGTTACGCCCTGGCCGCCGGCGTACGGGAACGACGTTTCTGCCATCAGCCGATACCTCCTCTGGTGTCGTAGTGGGTCACAGGCGCTCCTGCCGCCCCAGGCGCTTCTCCAGGTTGCTCATCCGCTTACCCCAGGCGGAGTCCTGGCGGGCCGACTGGTCGCCGATGGTGACGCCGACTACCTCGCCGGCGGTGGGCCAGGCCTGGACGTTGACCGTCTGGATCGGCGCGATCTCGTACTCGTCGGCGTCCATCTCGACGCTGCCGATGTCGCCGGCGTTGTAGTGCACGCCGTACCGCTGGTCGACGGTGTCGGAGGCGTTGAGCGCGAGCCGGGACGTCATGCCCTTGTCGGCCAGGTCTTCGGTCGCGTCGGCCTGGGCCACGAGCGCCGAGTCCGTGCCGGGCCGGGACAGGTAGCCCTCGAACCGACCCCAGGCCAGCTGCTCGGCATCGGGGGTCTCGAACTGGCGCAGTGCGCGGTCAGCGCCCTCGCCCTGGCCGCCGACCATCAGCGTGGTGGTCTGCGGCGCCTCCTGCTCGAACGAGTAGTACTCCAGGTTGCCGCGGCTGAACGAGAAGTGGATCTGACCGCGGCGGTCCTGCGAGCGAACCGGCTCGAACAGGATCACGTTCTCGCCGGCGATCTGAGTCTGGCGGGTGCGGAAGCCGAGCGAGTCCGGGTGATGGACGCTGCTCCCGGGCGGGTTGGCGCCCAGGATGGAGATCTTGCGCAGGACGTCGGTCAGCTTCTCCAGGCGTTCGCGCGGCGCGACGTCGGACGTCGGGCCGAGCAGGACGGTGCCGGTGCCGGCCAGGCCGGAGTACGCCGCCACGCGCAGCTTGGGGATCTGGCGTTCGGTCAGCGCGCCCGGTCCGGCCTGGGTGTTGACCAGGGTCAGCATCGCCATCTCGGGGTCGCCGTCGAACGTCCAGTAGTCCGTCACCTGCCCGTCGATGGGCAGGGCCGGATTGGGGTAGGCCAGCCGGGCACCGAGCCAGGCCATGTCCTCGACGAACGAGATCGTGAGCATGCCGACGCCGCCGTTTTCGCCGGCGTCGGAGCGTTCGCGCATGACCTTCTCGATCGGGCCGGCCACGAGGATGTGCTGGGTGCCGAGCACGCGCCGGATGATGACCACTCGGTTGCCGGCGCCGAGCTGCTGGCGGATGTACTGGTGAGCCGGCACGGTGATCTGGCCGGAGCTGGGCTCCTTCCAGCGGATGCTGGCCTGCAGCGTCTTCCACTCGTCGATCGGGTCGCCCTGGACGACGAGGTTCTTGTCGGTGATCAGGATCGTGTAGTCGGCCGCGAGCAGCCGGGCCGCGGCCGGGCCGTCGAGCGGCATGCCACCCGGGGGTAGCTCGACCGTGGTGGGCGGGACGTCGGGGTTCGGGAACTCGGGTGGCTCGGTGGGCTGCACCTGGTCGGGATCATCGGAGGCCTCGATGATGATCTCGTTCATGGCGTAGACCGGCGCGGGGATGTCGTCGGGGTACGTCGAGCGGATGTTCAACCCGGCCTGGCGTACGTCCAGCCGGTAATACCGCGCGCTGCCGAGATCCGACAGCGCCGGTCCCGAGCCGGTGCCGTTGAACCAGGAGAAGCCGACCATGGTCCAGCCCTGGGCGGTGAAGCTCCAGCTGGTGATCTCGTCCATCACGCCGAGCAGCCAGGCAGACCGCGCCAGGCCGTCGGTGTCGAACGGGAGACCGACGGCGCCGATCTTCGGCAGCAGGCGCGGGCGGTCGTCGGCGACCGACAGCCGGTAGTTCTTGAAGCCAGCCAGAGACGAGGCGCCGGTCGGGTAGGCCGTGGCCGCGTGGGTGGTGCCGGCCTCCTCTGCCGGGAGCAGCAGGTTCATGCCGTAGAAGTCGGAGTAGACCAGGCCCGGGTCGAAGCGCGAGAAGACGCCGTTACCCAGCGCCGGGTCCATGGTCCACTGCCAGTTCAGGACCGGGCCGGCCTTGACCTTCACCCGGATCACCGTCGGCAGCTGCTGGATGACGTTGGTGTACCAGTCCCGGAAGTTCTCGATGAAGCTGGTGTGATTGCCCTGGTAGTCAGCCTCGGGGTCGGCGTGGTCCGTGACGTACAGCGTGTCGATCCATGCAGGCATGTTCGACAGGTGCTGGATCAGCGCGGGGTAGCGCGCGGAGGCGCCGTCGATCTGCATGCCGAGCACCGGCGTGGCGCCGACCCGCTGGCAGTAGAGGAAGCGAGGGTCCTGCCAGGACGGCGGCATGCCGTCGGAGTTCGGCCCGATCCAGACCAGGCCGTTGCCCATCAGCCGGGGTTCCCAGCTGGTGACGTCCGAGCGGTCGAGCGTGACGCCGACCTTCAGCCCGGCGTACCCGGCGCGCACCGCGGCGACATAGGCCCAGAAGGTCTCGGTCCGGGCGCCGGACTCGCGGACCGCGCGTGAGGTGTTGCCGCCGGGGAAGAACGCCTGGCGCTGGGCCAGCGTCATTTCCAGCTGCACGCCCGCGCCGTTGAGGTTCTTGTTGCAGATGTTGTCCGGGTCGGTGCCGGCGATCTCGCTGGACGTCGGGACCACCGTGAAGCCGGCCAGCTCCAAGGCCTCGGTGATGCGGGTGACTCGAACAGTGTCGAGGCCACCGATTGCAGTCACCGGCGTGGCGCCGGAGTAGCCGTGGAACGACAGCGTCCTGGTCGACGCGGCGACGAGCGCCAGGGCCTGAGGCTCGTCGAAGTTCGTGCTGGTGATGTGCAGGTCGGTGTTGCCGCTGCTCTTGATGCCAGCGAAGACGTAGCAGTTCATCGCGCCGGCGGCGACCGCGGCGGCGACCTCTCCCGAGCCGGCCTCGATGCCACCGCCGTGGATGGCGATCGAGGCGCCCTTGGCGCCCGGGAACAGGGTGACGGCGCGGGTGTAGTCCACGCCTTCGGTCTCGGCCGCGGCCAGGGCGGCGTAGTTGGCGTACAGATCGGCCACGGTCTATGCCTCCTTGATCAGGCGGTCTCGTGGCGCGGCGTGAAGGTCATCGCGATCTGCGTGCCTTCGCCGGCGCCGTCGACCTGGAACCTGATCTGGTTCTCGCCGTCGGTCAGCGGCCACAGGTAGGCGCCGCCGGCCACGTTGAACCAGTCGACGTACTCGGACAGGTTGGCGTCGCCAGGGCCGCGCACGGACGGACGGCTGGTGGTGATGTGGATCGTCTGGCCGGCGGTCAGCGTGTATTCGACCGCGAAGCGCAGGCCGAGCGTGAGGTTCTCCGCCTCGACCCGAGTCATCGGTCCGGTGATCACCCAGGTCGGCCAGGCGTCGACCTCGCCGGGGTTGAGGATGCTGGTCTCGGCGGGGTCGCCGCCTCCGCCTTCGCCGATGACCTGCGAGCTGGTCAGGAACATGAACGGCGTGTAGAAGGTGGCCGGCGCCTCGGGGTCGCCCGGGTCGGTCGGGCCGACGAAGGAGCGCTCCGCGAGGATGCTGCGGTCGCTGGCCCAGTAGCCGTCCGGGCAGTAGAGCTGCAGGACGTGCTTGGACCACAGGTGCCCGTGCTCGGCCTCGCCCTCGAAGCCCTGCTCGTAGTAGCAGGCGATGAGCCGGTACCGGCCGTCCGGCCTTTCGATCTTGATGTACCCCGGCGCCTTGCGCTGGGTCGTCATCGTGAACGCCCGGGTGATCCGGCGGCTGCGCTCGACGTACTGCAGGTGGTCTTCGCCCCAGACGTAGACCGGCCACTGCATCCGCCGGGGCTTGGTCCGGATGAACCGGACCTGCTCGCCACCGCGGCTCAACTCGTCCGTGACGATCTCGATCGGCACGGCGCCCCAGCCGGCCGGGCCGTTCATGGTGAACCAGCCGATCTGCTCGTCGGTCATGCTGAGCGGCCACTCCACGCCGGTCGGATCGATCCAGGACGCCGTGAGCGTGCCGACGTCCTCGCGATACGCGACCGAGGGTGGGGTGATGATCTCTGGTTCGGGTGGGAGTACCAGCAGGCCGCCAGCAAGGATCGCCATGCCTCACCCCTCTCTCGGGCTGTAGCCGCGGCCGGAGCGCTACGCGCAGACTCCGGCCGCGGGCTTACCAGTTGGGACGGGTGACGCGATCGAGCGTGTCGCGGCGGGACTGGATGGACTGGAGCCGGTCGGCCGTCAGCGTCGAGTTGGCGAAGTCGAAGTTGTAGGCGTCTCCGCGCCCACCGCTTCGCCCGCCGACCGCTGCCTGGGCCACCTTGCTGATGCTGTTCCACTGCTCGTTGGTGAGCACCGCGTCGGGCTGACGGCGGCCGTGGAAGACCGACATCTGCTGGCCCGGCATCTCCCGGGTGTCCGGGAGCCATCCACCCTGGTCGTAGGCCCAGTGGACGTGGTTGTAGTGCATCGCCTTGGTGATGCCGCGGAAGACGTGCGGTCGGCCGTTCCAGATCTGCCTCGCCCCCTTGGGCGAGAAGATCAGCTCCCGGCTGTTCGGGTAGTTCTTGTGGATCCACTCGAACACGTCGGACCGCGGCGGGAGGTCGGTTGCCCGGTTCTTGCCGTGGTACGACGGGTTGCCGGTCGCCGTGATGGCGCCGGGCCGGAAGCCGGAGATCAGCGGCAGGCCCGGGAAGGCCATGCGCAGGATCCTCATCATGCCGGCCGAGCCGCCCAGGCCGCCGGCGGAGCCGGGGGTTCCGGCAACGCCTTCGTCCTGGCCGCCCAGGAACAGGCCCTTCACCTTGTCGGTGAGCGATCCGAGCAGGGTCTTCGGCAGGCCGAGAGCCGCCTTCACGAACGTGGTGTCCTTGCCGGGCACCAGGTTGATCAGCTTGTCGGCGAGCTTCTTCAGGAATCCGGCCGGGTCGCTCGCGAGGTCCTTGAACCCCTCGAACACGTCCGTGGCCTTGTCCTTCAGGCCCTTCCAGAGGTCGCTGCCCTTGCCTCTGGCCTTGTCCCACCAGTCGCCGGGGCCTTCGCCCGCGCCGCCGGGGATGACGCCGCCGCGGGCGTAGCCACCGAGGAACTGGTTGACCGCTGCCTTGCCGCCGCGCCGCGCTGCCGCGTTGGCCTCGTCGAGCCACGGGCGGACCAGCGCGGTGACCTCGGGCCGGAGGATGCCTTCTCCGCCGGAGAGCCCGATGACGCCGCCGGTCGGCGAGATGAACGTGTGGTTGTCGACTCCGGGGCTGTAGCCGGGGAGCACGTCCATGACACCGCCCGTGGCCCAGCCGCCCGAGGGCGGCGGGATCTGGACGTTCTTGGGCTCGACGTCGAACATCTCGGCGAGCTTGTTGTAGCCCTTCAGGATGCCCTGGTTGAGCAGGGTCTCGACGATGAACTTGATCGGCTTTCGGGTCTGTTCCTTCAGCCAGTTCCAGTACTCGCCCAGGCGCTTGATCGCCGAATCCCACTGAGGCCGCACGTACTTTTCGATGATGCCACCCAGCCACTTAAAGAATGGCGTTATGGCGTCGATGAATGGCTTGATGAAAATTCGATAGAAGGTCGTGAATGTTACGCCCAGAACCTTCATGGCGATTTGCGCGACACCGAAGGCGACCTTGAAGGCAGCCGCCCAGATGTTCGTGACGATCTCCATGCTGCGGAAGATCGGCTTGATCACGTTCTCGTACAGGAACTTGATCACCGGGACCAGGACCTTGGTGATCACGAAGCTCATCTGCTGGAACGCGGGAGCCCACACCCACTTCCAGAGGAAGAGGACGGCCTTTCCTACCGCCACCAAGATCATGCCGATGACCTCGAAGATCGGCTTGAAGATGGCCCACAGGCGCTGCGCTACCTCCCAGATTCCGCGCATGGCGGGAAGGAAGGCGTTGTAATACAAATTAAGCGCAGAAGCTGCGAGGCTGGCCAGAATGGGCTGAACCTGAACCCAGACCATCTTCAGGATTTCGATGAACTGCTGCCACAGATTCACAAAGAACTCACGCAGCGGTGCGACCTTCTGGAATAGCAAGGTGATACCGACAACGGCAGCAGCGACCGCAGCAATCACGCCGGCGACCACGAAGGCTGTGGTGCTGATCGCGGCGACCGAGGTTGCCGCGCTCAGGATCCCCAGACCTGCGGCCAGGCCGGCGATACCGGCGACCAGTGCGATCAGGACGTCCTCGGGCAGCGACGACAGGAAGCTGACGAAGCCGTCGAGGATGGTCAGGACGACCGGACCGAGCGGTGCCATGGCCTCGATCAGCTTGGTCCCGAAGATGATCAGCTGACCGAAGAAGTCGACGACCAGCGGACCGTTGTCCCGGATGTACTGCAGGAAGTTCTGGAATCCGGCGTTCTGGTCCAGCGTGGTGGCCCAGTCCTTGAACGCCTCGGACATCTCGACCACGCCGCCAGTGATGTCTTCGGAGAAGGGCGTGAAGCCCAGGAACAGGCCGATGAAACCCTGGAGCAGGTTGGTGGTGATCGTGTAGAGGTCTTCCAGCGACGGCACGGCGGTGTCATCGATGTACTGGAAGAACTTCTGGAAGACCGGGTCCTTCAGCGAGTCGGCGAACCGGATGAACAGCTGGCCCAGCTTGTTACCCACGCGGCGCACGAAGTCCGTGAACGCCGGCAGGTAGGGCAGCACGGACTCGATCGCGGTCTGCAGCCCGGACAGCATGCCGTCTGCGGCGGCGGCCCGCAGGTCGTAGAAGTCGTCGCGCAGGCCGAAGATGAACTTGGCGAAGCGCTGGGCCGTCGGAGACAGCTTGCCCATCGCGGTGTTCACCTTGTCGAGCGCGGCGCCGCCGGCATCTCCGGCGCTGGCGTACGCGCCGGCCAGCGCCCGCTGGGCGGACACCAGGCCCTGCTGGGCACCGGCCAGGGCGAACGCAGCCTGGCGCTGCTGAGCGTCGCGGTCGCGCCGCTCGTTGGACAGCCGCTCCTCGGCATCGGAGATCGCCTGCTGGCTGCGCTCCTGCTGCTCCTGCTGATTTCGGATGGAATCAGCGATGGCCTGGTTGCCGTCGATGAGGGCCTGCTGCTGGTCCTTCTGTGCTTCGATCAGGTCGCGCTTGGCGTCGGCGACCTTCTCGTCCGCATCTCGGACTCGCTCCTGGGCGTCAACGATCTCCCGGGAGCCTTCCAGCCCCTTCTCGGTGTAGTCGTCGTACTTTTCAGCCAGCTCCTGCTGAGTGTTGCCCAGGTCGACGAGCTGCAGCTTGCGCCGCTCGTAGTTGATCTGGGCCTGCTTGCGCTCTGCCTCGGTCGCCCGGGGGTTCGCGATCAGCTTGTCCAGCTCTTCCTTGGCCTCAGCGATGTCGAGAAGGGCCTGCTGCTGATCGAGCGAGTTCCGCTCGATCGCCACAGTCACGTCCTCATACGCGTGCTGGGCGTCGCGATACGCGCGCGTCAGATCCTCGCGAGCGCGCTGGGCGTCGGTCTCATCCCGGGCCAGCGACCGTTGCGCGTCCTGGACGCGCTGAGCCGCTTCGACCGCGTCGCGCGCGGCCTTGCGGCGGGCCTCGGCCACCTTGCGGGCAGATTCCTCGGCATCGCGATCGGCTTCGACCCGAGCCCGCGCCAGGTCACGCTCGGCCTTGGCCACGGACTGAGCCGCCCGGATGGCGGCGTCGCGGTTGCTGGCGATGGTGTTGGCCAGCGAACGCCGCGCCGACGCGACGCCGTCGATGGCGTTGAGTACCTGGTTCTCGCTGTTGACCAGGGACTTGTTGGTCTTCGACTGGTCGTCGGCCGCGTCGCCAAGAGCCTTGACAGCGTCACCGACGCCGCCGAAGCCGAGCACCATGACACCGATGCCGGCGCCCGCCCCGAGCGCCGCCGTGCCGAGCGCGCCGATCGCCGCGGTGGCAGCGGCAGCGGCCGGCACGATCACCGAGCCGAGGCTTGCGCCCAGGGCGATCAGGTTGCCGAGCCGGGAGAAGTTGACCTGCAGCGACTCGCCGAACGAGACCAGGCGCGCCCGCGCGGAGTCGGTGTCGACGTTGACTTCGACCTCGGCATCGTCCCCGTCGATCCGGTTGAGCAGCACGAGCACGCCACCCAGCTGGGTGGCCGCGGCGGCGGCGTCGGTCCGGACGTCGATGTCGACGCTGAAGTCATGGGCGATGGCCTTGAGCCGGGCGAACTGCGCCTCGACGTTGTTCGCGAAGTCCTCGACGTCGATGTTGACGCCAATCTCCAGGTCACCCAGGGACTTGATCTGCTGGCGGATCCGCTGGATCTCGCCGTAAATGTTCTTGTCGTTCAGATGGATCGGCAGGTCCTGGATGGAGCCGGCGGCCTCACGCGCGCCCGCGGCGGCCTTGCCCGCGGTGCTTCCGCGGAACACCCGGGCAGCTTCCTCCTGGGCGGCCTTGCGCTGGGCCTCGACGATCTTCTGCTGCTCGGCCTGCTCCTTGCGCAGCTGGACGATGCGCGCGGCGTCCCGGCGGATCTGCTCCTTGTGCGCTTCCTCGCGGGCCTTCTCCAGCTCGCGCTCGGCAGACTCCTGCTCCCGCAGTGTGTCGCTGGCCAGCTTCGAGAGGGCCTTCTGCCGGGCTGCAGCGACCTGGATGAGGATGCCTGCCCGCTGCTTGGCGGCGCGCTCGGTCCTCTTGGTCTCCTCGCTCTGCGCGCGATCGAACGCCTTGAGGTCGTCCTCAGCCAGCTTCTGCCGGATCTTGCCCAGGCCGGCGTACAGGTCGCCCTGCTTCTTGACGGTCTGCTGAGTCCGTCTGACCTGGTCGTTCTCGGACCGCTCCAGCAGCTTGGCGATGGCCTGCGCGCGAGCTGTGGCCAGGTCGGCCGCGGCCTTGGTGGTGTCCTTCTCGACGTCCTTGCTGGCCTTGGTCAGCGCGTCGGACAGAGCCTTCGGGATCTGCTTGTCCAGCTCGACCCCGAAGGACCGGGCCATCTTCCGCAGGTCGTTCGCGATGTTCTTCTCGATGTCGCGGAACGATGGAATGACCTGCAAATACGCGGTGCCAGCGTTGTACGCCACGGGCCACCCCTTTCATCAGCAGGAAGAGGTGGCCGTGACGTCATCGTGGTTCGCCGGTGATCGGACCTGTCGGCGGCGGCGCGCCGCGCCTGCGCGGGGCCTTGAGCCTGAACGGGTCCTCGCCGGGCTGGAGCACGGTCTTGCCCTGGGCCTTGACCACAGGCTTGCCGCCCGGGGGCGGGCCGAGGCTGATCCGCTTGGTAGTGCCGTCGGGCTGCTGAATCAGCACCCGAGACACAACCTTCCGGTGGTGCTCCATGCGTCGCTTGTCGCGCATCCGGTCGATGGCCGTACGCGGGCGGGGCTGGGGCTTGATCTTCGGCGGCTTCCCGCCGTTCGCCGCTACCGTCGCCTGCATCAGTTCGCCCAGCCGGTCGATGATGTCGGTCATCTTCTCGACCTCGGTGGACCATTCGGAGATCCGCGGGCCGCGCGGCGCCCGCTTCTTGCCGTCGTCCTTCTGGTCCAGGATCTGACGGGCCAGCTCGTCGTCCTCGCTCATGGCTTCCATGTAGGCGGACGCGCGAGGGAGCCAGTCGATCAGGGTCAGGAGGTCACGCCAGCGTCGTTCGCGCCACATACGCCCGACGTCGCGTCCGGGGTAGTGGCGAGCGAAGTCAGCCTTGAGCGGCTCTGCATAGCGCGCTAGGAGCGAGCAGAGCCTTCGGCTTCCCCCGCCGTGGGCAGCCCGAAGTGCTGCTGCCAGCGCTTGAGGAGGGCCTCCAGCTTGCGCATGGAGAGCTTCTTCTCCAGGAAGATGGGCCGCTGCTCCTCCGGCATGATGATGTGGATCATCAGTCGCGGGTTCTCCTGGGCGACCATCAGGTCCTGCCAGTCGAGATCCTGCGGGTCGAGCAGCTCGAAGGTCGCGCCCTGGTAGTCGAAGATGAACGGCTCGGCCGTCTTCTCGTTCTCCAGGTCGTCGAGGCTGAAGAGCGCCTTGGGCTTCGGAGGCAGCTCGGGCTGCACGTAGACGGGCGGCGGCGCGGCCGGCGGCGGGCCGGCCGGCGGGGTCCAGGCGGCAGGGGTCGGGTTCAGCGGGTCGGGACTGGTCATAGCCGGGTGGGCTCCTTGCGTGGATTCGGATCTGGAAGGCGGGGCGGGACTCCGGGTCCCGCCCCGGGCTTCAGGACTTCGGCGTGCCGGTGGTGCTGGAGGTCGTGGTCTTGGTCGACGTCTCGCCGGCGCCGACAGACGCGGCGGCGGCATGCGCCGTGACCGCGGAGGCCGAGAGCTTGGAGACGTCGTCGGACTTCTTCGGGTTGGTCACGCGCTTACCGGCCGTGCTGTCCTTGCGGACCCAGCCGGTGCCCTTGAACTGCACGTGGTCCGCCGGCGTGGCTGCGGCGCGCTCGATGATCTCGCCATCGCGACCGAGCTTGACGTAGACGACCTGTTCGTTCTCAGCCATGTCATTCCTTCCTGGGAGGGCAGGCGAGGCAGGTTAGAAGTCGGGGCGGCGTGCCCACCCAAGCCGCCGCCCCGACCCTTGCGTCTGACCCTACGCAGCGTGACGCCACGTAGGTCCAGACACGCTCTGTTACTAGGTGGCGATGTCGATGCCCATCTTGACGAGCAGGGCCTTCCAGCCCGGTCCACCGAACAGCCACTCATGACTCGTGCCGGCCGTGCTGTCCTCGTAACCAGTGAAGGTGAGAGGATACTGCACGGGATCGTCACCGTCCGTGTAGACCTGCTCGCCACGCTCAGTAATCTTCGCGCGGGGCATGTAGCGACCCAGGTAGATCTCGCCCTCTTCGATCTCATCGACGAAGAGGCCCAGGACGCGGTAGTGGTAGTTCGCGGCCCGGGTGGGCTTGGCGATCCGGACCTCGCCCGTGACCGCGGTGGCCTCCAGGCCGGTCGTGTCGACGCCGATGTAGAGACCCAGCGTCAGCAGCTTCGTCTCCAGGGCGGTGCAGCCCATGGTGATGACGTCGCTGGTGATGTCGGAGCGGACCGGCTCCTGGGAGCCGAACGCGTTGACGTCGGACTGCTCGGTCTCGCGGCCCCACGAGGAGCCGTCGGTGGAGGTCCAGCCCAGGTCTTCCCAGCCGGAGGGCAGGGTGACCAGGTCCGAGCCGGAGCCGGTGGTCAGCGAGGCGAGGTTGACGGTGGACAGTGGCGCGATGAAGATCGAGCCGTCGCGAGCCTTCCGAATCAGCTCGTTCTGCTTATCGCGCAGAGTCGAATACGGCATGTGCCCTTCCTTCCAGATCGGGGCATGACGATGAGCCCCGTCAAGCGGGGCGGGCAGGGTGGGCGGTTCTCCCTTACGACGGCACGGTCTGCCGGCGGAAGACAACGGTGTAGCGGGCCTCGAACCGGTTGATGTTCGGAGCCCACGGCGGCATCTCCTCGGGAGCCGAGGTGCACTCGACGCGGTCGACGACCGCTGAGCCGAGCCGCAATCTCTCGGTGGTGAGCTTCTGCCGGATGCGCTCTGACAGCACTTCCGCAGCTGAGAGGCTGTCGCTGAGTACATCCACGTGCACGAATGCGTAGTCGCTTACTTCGTCGCTGGGTCCGCCGTGACGGGTGACCCGGATGAACGGCATGACGCCGGTCAGAGTCGACGGGAATCTGGTTCCGACGCGCGAGCCGGCGGTCACCGCGGGGGCCAGCGGTTCCAGGAGCTTCGCGACGGTCTTGGGTGCGTCGGGGAATCGACGCCATGGCTGGCTCATGCGAGCTTGCCCTGCAGCTCGATGTTGCGCAGGGTCCGCGTGAGGATGCGGTACTCCTCGCTGTTGCTGGAGCCAACCTCGACGAGCACAGCCAGCCGGCTCTGGTTGATCAGCGCGGCAGCGACACGCTCCATCGGCTCGCCCCGGCGGCGGCGCGGGATGTCGGGGATGACCTCGACGTCGACCTCGAACTGCAGCTCGTAGCCCTCGAAGCCGCTGGGTGAAGTCGACTCCGCGAATGCCTTGGCGCTGTTCGCTATCTGGGTGACCGCGCGGCGCAGATGGAAGCCGGTCGCGACCTCTCGCATGCCGTCCTTGTCGGGGTCGTACCTCACGTTCACTACCCAACCAGCCATGTCACACCTCCCTGTTAGGCTCTCGCCATGAGTGACGTAAAGCTGGGAACGGCGGAGTGGATCCTGCGGCAGCTGGAGGAGCGGGAAGCCTGGGCACGCGAGGCGTCCCGGGAGGGATCTCACTACCTGCACGACGGCGCGCACTGGCAGTGGGTAGCCGGGGACTACTGGGAGCCCGTCGATCCGGATGTCACCGACCCGGACTTCGAGGCCAACGGCCTGACCTCCGTGGAGGAGTTCCCCACGGGCGGGACCAACATCATGGGGCACAACGGCATCAAGCAGACGATGTCGATGCACTTCCTCTATACCGAAGGCGTGTCCACCGGGGCCGCCGGCCACATCATCCGCAACGACCCGGCCTTCGTGCTGCGTGCCTGTGCGGTGCAGCGGCTCCTGGTTCAGCGGTGCGTACGCGAGCTGAACCAGCGCGGAGGCGGCGCTGAGGACGGGCTGGTGGATTGCCTGGCCTGGGACATCCTGACGATGCTGGCGCAGCAGTTCGAGCGCCGGCCGGGGGCGTAATGGGCGCCGACGATGACGAGATTGACGCCTTCCACGATCCGATGCTGGCGGCGCTGAAGGTCTCCGCTTCCCCGGTGGATGGCGGGTGGCTCGGCATGATGCACCGCAAGGGGACCGAGGACTACCTGCCGTACGCCACCTGGTGCTACCGCCGTGGCGAGCAGGAGCTGGACGCCATTCCGTACGGCGTCGGCAACGAGTGCTACTGGCTGGACGCCTATGCCGAGGACCCGAATGGCTACGCCCGGCCGTACGAGCGACGTACCTTCGCCGCCAGCCAGCCGGCGGTCGCCCAGGCCGGCGCCGCGGCCTGGCTGGCCAGCGACATCCGCGGTGACGTGCAGGTCGAGAACTGGGAGATTCCGTGACGGCGACGACCGGTCACTGCAGGCACTGCGAGAAGCCGATCGTCTTCGGCAAGTACTACGTCGGCAGCAGCCCCGGGGCGCCGATCGAGGTCTGGTATCACCCGCCGGGGGCGCGGACCTGCTTGACGAAGCCGGCCAAGTGGCGCGGTCGATGGCCGATGGCTGAACCGAAGGAGCAGGCGTGATGCTGAACCAGCACCCGTACGAGCTGCCCCGCCGCAAGCGGAAGGTGTCAGCCGGTCACGATCCGGACGGGGATCTCGGTGCCCTCGTTCAACCACACCCGGGGTCGTTCGACGACCTCGTACAGCTCGCCGCGGATGACGATCTGGTCGAGGGCGGTGATCGCGGGCGCGTCGGGCTGGGCGAAAACTGTCCCGTCTGCGGAGACCTGGGATGCGTGTACTTCCACCTCCCGGCCTGGGCCAGGGGCGAAGAGACAGTTCTCGACAAGCACGTCCCGGCCGCTGCCTGGGATCACATCGCCAAAGTTGTCGCGGCGTGGCGGGTAGCGGAAAATGACG